CTCGCCCCCTTGGGTGTAGGTCGTCTCGCAGTACGGAAAGTCGCCGAGCGCGATATATAGGTCCAGGTCGTACTGCTGCCGCACGATGTCAGCGAGCACGTCCCGTCGATCCCCGTGCCAGCAGGAGCCGGTCGCAATCCACACGTCGCCGCTCGCCGGCTGCGTCTTGAGCGTGCCCCCCACCGCGCCGTCAATGGTGTAGGCGTATTGCGAATCCGCAGACAAGCCCGTGACGGTAACGGCAACGATGCCGTCCTTTGTGCCCGTGTTGGCCGAGCCAGTGAACGTGCCCCCATTGCAGGCAACGGTAACGGTTGCGGTCGAGTTCGACCGACAGACAACCGTCGCAGTGGTCGCGGTTGCCGCGCCTAGCCACCAGTGCGTTACGGCCATGAGTTACAGTCCGTTCATGCAGCGCGGCAGTTCGCCGGGATAGCGATACAGGTCTTTCGCCAGAGCCAGCCCGAGCGCAGTGTCCAGCGTCGTGTGCCGCGATGCCCACCACCGAGACAGGCGACCATTCGACGCAGCCGAATTGAGCAGCCGCGCCCTGCTCGACGTACCAGACGGCTGCGCGCCGAGCGTATACGCCTGCGATCCGCTCGTTTCCACCGACCCGAAAACCGCCGTGGCGCTGTTCGCCACCAAGTTGACGCCGGTCAGGGACGATACGCTCGCGCCGTTCGCGTACAGAACCGCATCGGCCGTGGTCGCGCTCGCATAACGCAGTTCCACGAGCAGGCTGATCCGCACGTTCGACGATGCCGCCATCGAGTAGCCTGTGAACGGGCTGTCCGTGTGATTGCTCGCACCGACACCCCGAGTCGTCAGTACCACCTGAGACGAGGAATTGATGGTGACGCCCCAACCGCCGACCAAGTTATCCGACGTACCGATGAATATCAGTGCCTCCGGGCCGGTTGCCCCGCCGTCCCAATAGAAATCTATCCCCTGGAATATCTGCTGGTACGCCTGATCGAGACGGAAGATCGTGCGCAGGTACGAATCGCTGCCCTTCTGGACGTAGTGGTTCGTTCCGTCAAACGTAATCCAGGGACGATTCGCCCACGGCGTTGCAGTGCCGCTCGCTGCCAGCGTCAAATCGCCGCCGTTGCCCAGCGCGTCCGCGCACGCCGATCCGGTGCCCTCGTGCAAACGGTAAAAGCAGGATGGGACGCTGCACGACCAATTGTCCGCTCGCGGAGCAAATGTGCGACGAACCAGATTATTCCGCATGACTCACCCCTTGAAACTTTGCCAGCTTGACGTTTGTGTCCACGGCCTCCGTCAGGGTGACGATCAACTCGAGCACTTCGTCGGATGCGTCGAACGTGAAATGGACCATTTCTGCTATCCAGTCGGCCAGATCGGTATCGCCGCGCCCGATCAGGTTCTGGTAATCGGTGAATGTGTCGATGTCGACAGCAGCTCCGCCCGCGCCCACAGTAATGCCGATCGCGTAGACGTCGGTGATCGCCGTGTCGCACGGAATTGATACCGTCTGCCCAGGCAGAACAATGATGACTTCTGGTTGCTCGTTCATCAGCCGTGTCGCGCCGAGAACGTCGTCGCCCGGATTTATCGTGAGAATCAGGTAATGCGGAACGTAATCGGTCCCCGCGCCGGATTCCCCGTCGATGACGATTGAAGGAGTCACGACCCCGCTGATTTGGGGATCGACCAATGGCCGATAGTAGGCCTGCACGTCGGACTGTTCGACAATCCTCGTGAGGCGAGCATTTTTTCTGGAAAGGGAATCGTAGTATTGGCCCAAGGTGATCTCCTATTCGTTAGCGGCCATCGAAAACGGCGGCGGACCCTGACATGGCGGCTACCCCTTTTCCACGTCCATGACGCGCCCCCGGTCCTTGGGCTCATTGCCCTTCAGGCCGCTCAGTTCCACGGGGGTATTCAGGTTCATGATTGCCGTCAGGGTCTCGGCGGCGCTCTTCTTGATCGTCTCGCTCGGCTCGATCTCGTAGTCCGGGCACAGCGCAAGCGCGAGGTTCCAGACGATCGCGTGCCTGTATCCGAGCGGCAGCGAGAACGTCGCGGCCGTATTGGCGTAGGTCGCAATCACGTGGCGCATGTCGAGGTAGATGGCCTCGGTGGCCGTCGGCGTCGGCCACAGGTACACCGTGCCGTTGGTGTCACCGCGCTCGAAATAGAGGCGCGTCGGACGTTCCGCCTTGGCCTTCTGGCGCACCTTCAGGTACGCGCGGCGCTTGACGATCTCGAGGTCGGCGTCCTCGCCCGACACCCGAATGAAGGCCGACTCGATCTCGATGGGCTGCGCGACGTTCCACGTCTGGCCGCTGCCGATCACGTACGACGTGAATCCGTTCGCGGTGTTGAACGCCGACAGCGTGGTCTTGTAGCACTTGAGCCGGTCGAGGCTCCACGTCTCGAGCATGTCGTTGCAGGTCTGCAGCGCGTGGTCGAGCATGGCCGACGCGAACTGCGTGGTGTCCTGCTCCGGGTGCAGCTTCTGCAGCGCCTGCTTCACTACATCGCCGATGGTCGCCATGTCTCTAGCTCGGGAAGGTCAGCGCCGGGGCGGCATCGCCCTCGTCGTCGGGGATGGAGATCTCGGGCGCCGGCCGGTACAGCGCCTGCCGATCCGGCCCGATGGGCGGCGGATCCTCTTGCGGGTGGTACGGCTCCCAGCAGGTTTGGCACACGCGCAGGCCCGCGATGTGGCCGTCGTCGACCAAGGTGGTGTAGCGCACGCGAAAGCCGCAGCGCTGGCACTCGCCCCAGGCATGCCGGCCGGACGCGAAGCCGCCGCTCATCAGGCAATCCTGAACTGCACGGAGCCGCGCTCCCGGCCGCCGCTGTCGGCAAGCTGGTAGGCGTCTTTCGCCTCGCCCTTCAGCCGCTCGTAGCGCTCGGGCGCGAATTTCAGCGCCAGCCGCTGCGCGAGCTCGGCCGCAAGCGCGTCCATCCACAGGATGTGCACGTCGGGCGACTCCGTCGCCGCCGCGTTGTTGGACGCCGTGATGTCCTGCACGCGCCGCAGCTGGTTGAAGACGATGATGTCCGTCGAGTTCTCGGGCACCGGCCAGAGCGTGAGGACGACCGCGCCCTGCTGGCGGTCCACCCAGTACCGATCCGGGCGACCTTCTTGGTCCTTGTCGGGGATCTCGAGGTACTGACTGCGCGAAATGGAATGCACCGGCGTATCGACGCCGTCACGGCGCAGCACCATGTCGAGGATGTCGATCATCCTGGCGTCGACGGTAGGCGTGGCGTCGCTGGCCGTCAGCGTGACCGATCGCTGCTCGATGAGCCACTGCTTGATCCCGCGGTTCTGCCACGTGATGAGCAGGTAGTTCATCGCGCGACGGGCGCTCGCCCACTGCTGGCCCGAGATGTTCGATTCCTCGATGCCGCAGCGCTCGTAGGCCTCGACGATCGTGTCGACGACCGTCGGCGCAAAGCTGTACGTGCCGCTGGTCGCCATGGATCGTTACTCGCCTGCGGTGGGCGTCGGCACCGGGACCTCCGGCTCGCTCGTCACGGCCGATTGCTTTGCCTTCGCCTTCAGCGCAAACACGGCCGCGTCATTGAGCTTCACCAGGTCGCCGGGCTCGATGCCGGACACTTCCGATGCCTGTTTGGTAGAGGCCGCGTACACGAGCGCACGCCCGTCCTTCGACTGGAACAGCTTCACGGTGTTGATTCCTATGTGAGGGAATGAAGAAGGGTCGGGCCCAGCCGAGGCCGGGCCCACAGGACTACGCGTCGGTCGACGCGGTGATGTTGGTCTGCATGCCGACCTCGCCCGCGCTGTTGGCGATCGAGATGGGCTGGTGGAAGACCATTGCGGCCCCGACGAATGCCTCGGTGATGTTCGCCGCGTTGTCGGCGATGCGGGCGTAGATGTTCGGCCCCTGCGTGCCCGTGGTGGACGCATGCACGGTGACGATGACGTCGCCGCTGTTGCGGTTGCGCATGATGGCCGGATGGTCGCCGCGACCGTAGACGGTGAAGTTCGACGCTGCCGCCGTGTTCTCGATGCACGCGACAGCAAAGTTACCGTCGACGAAGCGAGGCACGATGGTCACGTCGTCTGCGCCAGCGACCGTGATCCACGTGTCGGCGCCGGCGTCGGTCGCACCCCGATGGATGGCATCGAGGATCAACATGCGGTCCGCGTTGGCGTCGGCCACGATCCAGTCGACCGTCTGGTAGGAAGCGGTTACGTCGCGCGTCTCGCAGCCAATCATGGCGAAGTCGGCCGCGTTGACGTCGATGGGGCCGGTTAGGGCATCCACGCCCGCGACGAACAGGATGTTCGACATGCTGACGTTTGCCGCGTCGACGTCCATGTCGGCGCCGACGGCAGAGGCGAACGTGAAGGTCGGCCGGTTGGATCCGCTGCCCAAGCCGATGATGTCTACGCCGGCTTTGTCGAGCACGAGGCCGGCAGCGGCCGAGATGGTCTCCGCGTGGCCGGGCTTGATGCAGATGACGTCGCCGCGATTGGCCGTGCAGCGTGCCACCGCTTGGGCGAGTGTATTGAAGGGCGAGGCGAAGGTGCCGGCGCCGGTCGACTGGCCGGTGCTGTCGACCCAGAAGACTCGGCCCGGGTACGAATTGAGGATCGGCATGTTCTGGACGACGAGACCGCCGCCGAAGCCGTTCGGGAAGTTGGAAGGACGCATGATGGTGAAGGTCTCCGATGTGGAACCGTGCGGACCGGATGGGGCGGCCGCAACCCCTCAAAACGAAGGGGCGCCCTCCGGTGAAGAGGGCGCCCCTGTCTTAGGCGCTGCTTGTGGCTGTCGGCTTACGAGCCGCCAGTGCTCCCGTGCACGCCGCGGAAGTCGGACCAGCCGAACGAGTACCGCTCGCGCGCCTTGTAACGCATGTTGCCGGTCTCGAAATCGCCCTCGACGCCGCGCTGAATGCCGAGGCGCTTGATGTGCTTCAGGCCGTCCGGCACGTCGGTCTTGATGAACCAGGCGTTCGTGTCGCTGAGCCGCTGCACCACTTCGAAGCCGCCGGGCAGCATGCCGCGGCTCTTCATGGCGTTCACGTCGTTGTCCGCCGTGCCGGGCCGGAAGCTCGACATCAGCAGACGCTCGGCCGTGAACTGCAGGGCCGGCGGGACGATCAGGCGCACGCCGGTCGCCGCGACGGGAATGCCGCGGTCGTCGACGTAGTTCTGGATCGCCACAAGCGCGTCCTCGAGCGTGGCCTCCGACAGGTCGGCCATGGTGGTCGGCCGGTTGGACAGCGTGCCGCCGTTGTAGAGCGGGTGATCGGTCGCCAGCAGTTTCTTGCCGTCACCGCCCAGGTACGACGAGTTGTCGGCGAAGTTCAGGACGTTGGCGCCCTTCACTTCCTTGGTGTGCTGCATCGACCGGGCGAGCGCCTTGCTGAACTTCGACGCGAGGTTGCCGTAGAGGCCGTCCTCCACAGCCTCCTCGGTGATGGCGAACGCGAGGGCGATTGTCTCGTGCACGTACCGCGAGACGTAGCTCTCGCCGCCGCCATCATAGGTCACGCCCTGGCCTTCGGGCTTGATCGCCGCCGGGCCGAGTCCGGCCATCAGCACGTCCTCCTCGTACGCCTTCTCCGACGTCTCGGTGTCGAAGATGAACTTCCACTGCTCCGGGTAGCGGCGGTATTCCATGCCGAACACGGCATTCAGGCCGCGCTGCAGTTCCTTCTTGAACAGCGCGCGATTCATCACGGTAGGCATTGCGGGTACTCCTGTGAGATTCGATAGATGGTTGGGTTACGGGGTCAGGGCGACGGGTTAGACGCCAGGCGTACCGGCCTCGTCGATGCTGAACTCGTGCTCCCAGATCTGGACCTCGAGGATTGCGTAGATGCCCACCTCGTTGTCCGCGCGCTTGTCGAAGCCGAGGATGCGGAAGCCCGCCGCCGACGTCGCCATGGTTCCGGACAGGTACGCACCGCTGTTGCCGGTGAGGTCCGAGCCGGTGCCAGCCACGTGGTCGGCGAGGTTGCCGACGTTGGTCTGTGCGGGCGTGCCGCCGCTGCGCACGGCGAAGATAATCATCGGGTCGTCGAACACGAGCGCCTTGGCGTTGAGCGATCCGCTCGTCGCGCCCGGGGCGGTCCAGCGCGGTTCGAAGCGCGGCGTGCCGTCCGAGTCGGTCCACGAGCACCCGCCGAAGATGCCGAGGATGCGATCGCCGGCCGCTGCAAGTCGAATAGTGCCGTCGTCAGCCAGTTTGACGGGGTCGCCCTTGTAGATCTTGGTGGCGTAGCTGTAGAGGATCTCGCGCTCCGACGGGCGGATGGTGCCGCCGGTCAGGTGACGCACCGGCGCGAAGCCGAAGTAGTTGGCCGAATTCGCCATTGCTGGTGACTCCTATGAAGTGCGATGGATGGAAATCACTCGTCGTCTGCGACGCGCGGAACCCGGGGGTTGCCGACAGCGATGCGAGACTTCCGAGTGTTCAGGGCGAGGTGTCCCTCGGGGATGTGCTTGTGAATGTCCTGCTCGATCGCCTCGTTAAGACGACGGTTCGCCAGGTCGATCACTTCCGCCCTGCGTTTCGCACGCTCCACCGGCATCTCGCACAGGATCCGGTCACGATCGATGATGACGTTGCTGCCCTGTCTCGATGCGACTTGGAATCCCACGAGCTCGCTGTCGGGGACCGTGTCCGCTGGCCTGGGAAGCCAGCCCTCGCGCTGCCTCTTCAGCATGTTGGCGCGATCGTCTTGGTTGCGGAGGTCGATGCGGACCCACCGCTGCACGTAGCCGGGCCGAGGCTCCGGTTCCATGCGTCCTTCCACCCACTCACCTTCCTCCATGCCACTCGCGGGGTGAACGCCCTCTTGGGCACGAGTCGCATGTGCGTGTTCGTGAAGCCGATCGCGCGCGAGGTCTGCGGCGCGCGTGCGGGTCATGGTGTCTTGCTCCGATTGCTTCCTGCTGTGACGGGTTGCCATTGGGATGTCTCTCCTAGCCGCCGCGCAGGTAGCTGCGCACGTGTTCCTTGTTGTTCGGGTCGAGGCGCAGGTTGCGCATCATCTGGACTTGGAAGGACGACAGCCGCGCGCCTGCGCGTCCGTTGCCGCCGTCGCTGCTGGTTCGCCGCACAGCGCTGCTGCCGCCGCTGGCCGGCGCGAGGTTGGCGCCCTGGCTGCCGGTGCTGCGCGCCTGCTGTTCGCCCGGCTTGCGCACGCCGGCCTTGCGCAGACGGCGGTCCAGTTCGGTGAAGTAGTCGGGGTCCTCGGGCCGGTAGCCCTTGCTCCACAGGTCGCGGTCGATCTCGCCGGCCTTGGCGGTCGCCTCTTCGAACCCGGGCTTGCCGAACCAGCCTTCGTTCGCCTTCGTCCACGCCACGGCGTTGGCATGCGGGGTGCGCGCTGCGGGCTGCTGGCGCGACTGCG